CGGAGAAGGCGGCTAAACTTGGCAAGCGAATCATTATCAAAGGAAAGGCAGGTAGCAGATGGTAAAACGATACCCACATACAGCGATAGTCACTATGTCTGCTAAAGGGCAGGTTGTTGACGGTGAATTGGTTCCGGGAATACCAGTTGAAATATCTGTCTCCGGACGTTATGACCCAGTAAGCGATGGAAGAATCGTTCTCAAACGTAATTCGGCTGGTGATGAAGCGCAAGTACATGGCTATTTCTATACCAAAATGCAGCCACCGGCCGGTAGTAAGTTTTTGCGTTTGAAAGTCGAATCAAAGGGTATTGATGTACCTGTTATCTGTTGGGAACTTTATCAATCACATTCAATTATCAACGTATGAGAAACGGTATGACTCCCCTATTCACTTATGATGAATTGGAAAAATGGTTTGATCGCTTTCAAAGTAAAGCAGAAGATAAGATGCTTGTATTCCTGCAGGCAGGAGGTGAAAAGTTTATCGAAGTAGCCCGCCGGAGTGGTTCATATAAAGACCAAACGGGCAATCTTCGAAGCTCTATTGGATATATAATAGCCAAAGACGGAGAAGTGGTTACAGAAAACTTTAAGGAAGGTGACAAAGGGACTGATAAGACAACCGGTAAGTACAAAGGTCGCAGGCTTGCAGAAGAAGTCTCACTATCATATACTGGCGGTTATGTGTTGGTTGG